TAATTCTTACTTTATATACATTATAATTTTCTAATACTTCCTGCACTTTCATCTTTTGCACCTCCTAAAACTTAAATATAGCAAATGTTAGTAATATACTAACAACTATTTCTATTAAATTTACTATCTTATCCTTGTTTGTTACATATTTATTATTCATTCCATCCACCATTTTAGCCAATGCATAAAGTCCTGTAAAAAACATAAATATTGCTTTAATTATAGCCATTTGCTACACCTCCTTTTTCTTTTGGTTATTCGTGTTCGTTTTTTCTATTTTTGTAAGTAAATAAATTTACTTACTTTCTTTATCAATTACTTTTATTTCTTTTGGATCAACATTTGACAACTCAATAGTTGCTTTTCTATCTGCATCATATAATTTAACCCTATAATATGCTACTCTTGGCTTATCAAAACTACTTTTAGTTACTGTTACTCCTTCTAAATCTAATATAATTCCTTTATATTCTCTTACTTCAGTTTCCATATTAAACCCTCTTTTCAAAATATTCTCTAACTTCTTGAATGTTATTATTCCAAGTATCATAATTATTCATTGTGTCTAACCTACAAATAACTTCAGCCATTGCATCGATTATTTTATTTTGTTTCTGCAGCATACCTTTGTAAGTTTTTATTTTTTGTATTAATGCTTTTCTATCGTCCATTTACATCACCCTTGTTTCTTTTCATATGAACAATTACTGAAGTTTTATTATAATTTTTAGCAATTAAATATGATGTATATCCATCTATTAAAGTACAATTACTATCAATAATGATTGGTGCTTTAAATTTTTTATTTTGTTTATAATAATCAAATCTTTCTTTTAATTTTTCTGAATTTGGTTTAGTAAAATGTTTTGGTATTTTTATCTTTTTTATATCAATTTCTATTGCTGTTTCATTCAATAAATCATTTATAATTTCTGTTTGTAATATCAAGTGTTTTTCTTGTATATCTATTATTGCTTCTTTTCCTTTTAACATTTTAGTATTACAATATTCCATTATTGTTACATTTATCCATAACAACGCAACTAATCCCCAGGTAAAATCCTTTTCAATTATTGCTACTACTATACTTAATATAGCTATTACAATATGCCATACTATCATAAACTTATCTTTGTTTTCTAATCTTGTTTTTTCTTTCCACAATTCTTCTTCATTCATTTTTGTTTTTCCTCCTTCGGTAAATATATCGTTCCACCATTTTTTTCTAATATATCTATAAAATTTTCATAAGTTGTCCCAGCTAAAATATTAAACTTATCTGTATGTATCCAAGCTACAGCTTGTTTATTTATATCTTCTACAGAATATCTGCCCATATCACAAGGTCGTTGATCGTTCCAATCGTCTACTTCAAAAAATAATATTTTATGTTTTATTTCATGCCTCTCATATGTTTTTTTATAAACTGGTGGTTTGTGTGGCATTTCCTCTAACCAATGATCATAAGGTTCTCCTGCATTGCATTCATAAGGTCTATCATTCCAGTCATCTCCGCCATTGCTTTTCAAAATTGTTTGTAAACCATGCTTTATTCCCATCAACATAGCATAATTTATATATTTCTCCCATACTCTTTCACACCTCTATCTTTAATAATTTGTATTGCTTCTCTTAATACTTTTACATCTTTTAGAAAAACATTGTTTTCATCTTTATAATCATCTGGTGCTAAAAAACTTAATCTATCATCTATCAAACTTTCAAGCCCTTTTATTACTTCTTCAATATTCTTTTTATCGTAATAACAACCTTTGCACCCCATTTTTTCTACTCTACAATGATCCCATTCTTTTCCTGTACACTTCATCTTTTTGTACCTCCATTAATTTTCTTTTTATCCATTTTTCACAATTGTTTGGTTTTCCTGGTTCTTTTATATCTTTACAAAATGGATATCTTCCACAATTTGTACACCTTTTGTTCATTTGTTTTTTCCTCCTAAAATTTCTATCAAATCCCAAGGTGGATTTCCTTCTGCAGATATTGTTCTACTTCCATTTCTTAATGTTGTAATTGCTGTATCTACATCTATCATCCTTACATCTCTGCCTTCAAAACAAATTAAAAAGTATGCTTTTAATCCTGCGTTTTTACATTTTTTCATTTCATTACATTGTCTAATATCTTTATCTACCATATGCCATTTTCTTGTTTTACTCTCTTTTGCATCAAATACAGCTTTATAATTTGGAAGGAATATTTCATAATCAAATGGCTCTCCTTTTTTGTATGTACCATCTACTGTTCTTTCAGGATGATTCTTGTGTGTATGTCCACCAATTTTTTCTACATAATCACATACTTTTTGAATTTGATGTTCAAATATAAAACCTCTTCTTTGCATTTTATCACCTACTTTTTCTCTATTACTCCTGCTACTATCAAATCATATAATTTGTCAGTTATTTTTTCTGAAATAGTATGACTTGGGCATTCTACTTTCAATTCATTGTTGTTGTTATTGCAAGGTAATAAATCAATATATATCCTAGATTCAATTCCATTACTTTTAGTTTTATATAAAAATTTATCTCTAGTACCATATTTAAAACCAAACTTTTCTAATTCTTTAAAACTTATATCATCTTTTTTTCTTAACATTTTAATTACCTACCTATAAAATAATCTATTTAATATTTGTGTCGCTTGCATTTTGTTTAAGTTTTCTGTGTCAAAATCTTTCATAAATCTTTTAATCATACTTACTTGTTTATCACTTGCAGGAACTTTACCCCATTTTTTAATCATTTCTATATTCCATATGTATTCTAAGTCAGAATGATTTTCTTTTAAATATAAGTACACTTCATCAAATGCTTTTTGCATACTAACCTTTTTTCCATTCCATACTGTTTTACCAAGTTCATCTTGTGCAGGAATTACTATTTTTCTTTTAGGAATAGTAACCACCATATTGCCGTTTGGCATTTTAAAATAATTTACTCCATGTGTGTTGTATTGTTGCTCTTTTGCCCATAAGTTTACTATTTCAATATTTCTTATCCAAGACGATGGACAATCAGCTTTTTCTGCTACTAAATCAGGTAATTCAAATAAATCTCCTTGTATCTCATCTTGTTTGTTGCTTGGTACTCCATTTAAGTCAATTCCTATTAAGCTTGGTGCTGTGCAAAGATTTGCCCTTCCTGTTGTTCCTACTAAATCTATCAAAGTAAGTTTGTCTTTCCCTGGATAAAGTCTTAATCCTCTACCTACCATTTGTGTATATAAACTGCTGTTGCTTGTTGGTCGTGCAATCATTACTGTTTCAACAAGTGGCATATCAGTTCCTTCTGTGAAGATCATGCAGTTTACAAGTACAGGAATTTCTCTATTTGTAAACTTTTGTATTAGTTCTTCTCTGTTTTTTGTTTCTGCAGTTACTGCTACTGCTCCTGGTATTTTGTCTGCTATTGCTTGTGCGTGTTTTACACTACAAGCAAATATAAGTGTTTGACCTTTTGCATATTTTTTATACGCATCTAAAATAGCATTGTTTAATACTTCTTGATTCATTACTTCTTCAAGTTCTCCTGGTGCAAAATCTCCCATTCTTCTTGCTACTTTTGATATGTCGTATCCAATATTTACTCTCATACAATAAATATCAGTTAAATATTTATTTTTTATTGCCCATCGAATATCTCTTTCAAATATGATATCTTGATATATATCATCAAGCCTTACATTATCCCCCCTGTTTGGTGTTGCTGTAAAACCTAAATGTAATCTTGGTTTGAAATAATCATAAATTTTTCTATATGATGTTGCTGCAGCATGATGTGCTTCATCTGTTATGATCATATCAAATTCAGTAGGCTTGAATTTTTCTAATCTATGTATTATACTTTGTACTGATGCTATTACGACTGGTTCTCCATTGGATTTGTGATTCGCCATTTCAATTCCAACAGGGCAGTCATAGTATTTTATTGGTTGTGTTACTAATTCTTCTCTATGTGCTAGGACTAGTACACGACCTTTTCTTTTTATATTTGTAAATGTTGCTGTTTTTCCACAACCTGTCGCCATTTGTATTAAATATGAACCTGGTTGCAAATTATCTATTATTTCTAAACACTCTTTTTGATAATCTCGTAATTCTAAATGCACCTAAAAATCTCACTCCTTCCTTGTGTATATTTTTCTATTCTTTCTTTTGCAAGTCTGATTGTTTCTTCACATTCTTCTTTTTCAAACATACCAATATGTGTATATTCTCTTGAAATTCCTAATTGTTCAGCTAACCATCCATAAGCTTTATATCTTGTTGTAATTCTCAATGGCTTTCTCCATATCTGATCAAACCAGTAATGTGCTGTTTTTCTCCATTGTCTTAATTCATCATCTGCTAAAGTTCCAAGAGGTTCATCCGTTCCAGGATGTACTCCTACAAATGCCCTACAATTTCTACATAAATAGCATTTGCCTTCTCCGTATTCTCTACCATATATTTCTGCATTAGAAGTATAAACAACTGGACTTCCACAGTATCTACATATTGTTGGTTTTTTCATTTTGTTTTCACTCCTTTGGCATTTCATAAACAGGCAAACACATTCCTGTTGGTTGTCCTGCTTTTAAATTTTCCCAATTTTTATATCTAGTTATTATTTCTTGTAATACTTCTTTTGCTCTTTCCTCTGTATTGTAATAACCCAATTCTCTATAAAAATCTTCTACTCCAACTAATGCTATTGCTGATATAACATAATCACCATCACAATCTGTTATTTGAATATTTATTACATTATTAAAATTCACTATTTCGTCTTTGTTTTGGCTTGTTATTAACATTTTAAAATTCCCCCTTAAATACTGTAGCAAGTATTTCTACTGCTATATTTATTGTTTCGCATAATCTTTCTTCTGTTATTGGTTTTGCTTCTTCCGCTTCACCATTTAATATTTTTCTTAATTTTGTTCTTGCATTTTCAGTTTTTCTTATATGATCTATATGTTCTTGAAACATACTCTTTTCAAAATCGTATTCTTTATTCCTTTTTTCATAATCTGCTAATATTAGTTGTTTTGTTTTACTAGCATTTTCAGTAGTTATCTGCTTGTTATGAAACATAATCAATAACTGCTTCAATGCTAGAAAACAATGTATTTCTAATAAATTATAATCTGCAGGAGGTGTTTCAAGTTTTATAGAATCATTTATAATTTTTTCTTTACTTTTCATTTAAGACTTACCTCCAATCTTACCTTTTTTATTTGCTCTAATATGCTATATTTCGAATAAACTTACCAAACTTACCTTTTTATATGCAATAATAATAACTTTTATAGAATTTTATTTTTTTGTATATTGAATAATTTTTTTACCATGTAATAATATAATTATGGTAAGAGGTAAGTTTTTTTATTTTTATATGTCTACAAGTGGCTTTTTTAGGGCTTTTCTTTAAGACTTACCTTGAACTTACCTTTTTTAAAACGGTAAGTCTTCTAGCCCTTCTTGTATATAATTATTTTCGTAAGCAATGTCTGATTTTTCAGGTCTTAATCTGAATTTTAATAAATTACTTCTAACTCCATTTATAGTTGTCTGATGTGTATATTTGCCTTGCGAATTTCTTTCAATTTGATTTCTATCTGCAAAGCTTCTAATTACTGCTGCAAAATCAAATCCTGCTTTATTTAATTCATTGGTATAAACGGTTTTGTTTACAAAACATATATCATTATCATCTAATTTTCCCCAAGTTTCTCCAATTTCATTATCTTTAAACTTTTTAATATTTTGAGAAATCCAATCCATTGTCCATTCATACGCTCTTGTTGCAACATCTACTTCTTTTGCACTTGTAAGCCATTTTTTTACATCAGCTATTGTTAGTTTTTCATCTTTAAATATTAATTCTGTAGATATTTCATCTGCTAATAGTATTGTCGCCATTGCCATTGCTTGTTTGTCCGTTGTATCTGTTTCTTTTAATATATTTTGAAAGATTTCCCTATATCTTTGTTGTAATTCCTCTTGTTTAGGAATATTTTTTATAAATTCTTTACCTGCGTGTCCATAATTTTTTCTTACAAAATTACTTATAAAATTACCATCTGCAATTACTTTTTCTGTAGCTTCTACTTCTATTACTCTGTTTTTTACTCCACCACCAGAAGTTGCTTTTGTGATCGGTTCTTCTCCTGTAAATAAAAAACAACAATTCCATTCTTTTAAGAGTTCTATTCCACCAAAAGCCTTACCTCTACCTCTGTCGACACCTTCTGTTAAATACATTACTAAATTATCAAAGCTATCCCATCTATTTTTTATTGTTTGTAATTCATCTCCTGCAAATGGAATGTCATGTACAAAAGCTGCATACCTTGCTAATGCTACTTGCGTTGCATTTAATGTTCTTACTAATTTTCCTACTTCAGGATTTCCCCATACAGACATAGCAAGCATTAATCCTACAGTTTTACCTGTTCCAGTTCCACCCCATATATGTACAACAAATGGCAATACTCCTAACATTTGGTTAAGTGTACTAGCAAATGAAGATGCTAAAAGTAAATGTGCAATCTTACTTTCTTTTCTAACTTTTCTGCATACTTCTTTCCATTCTTCATATTCTCCAATTTCCTTTATGCTTGCATATACATCTTTAAAAGCTATATCTCCATCATATTTTAAGTCTCCTACATAAGGTGCAAATTCATTTTCTATCCACCCTAATCTATCAGTACTACGACTTACTGGAATTTCTTTTGCATTAAGTGATACTACATCCGCAATATATGAAACAAGGTCTTTTGCATTCTCTGAATTTACTTCTATTCCCCTGTCTGATAATTGGATAATATTAGATTTATTTGCTACCATACTTCTCTCAATTGTTATGTATTGCCATTTATTATCTTTAAAAAATGCTAGTTTTATTTTTTCTGTCTCCGAATCAACATTAATTAATCTTTCTACTGGTAATATAGGATGTGAACAAGCTACTATTGTTTGTGGAATCATACCTGCACCAAGAGTACTTTTTGTTACTCCTGTATCTTCACACTCCCATTTTCCACACTTTAGATTTTCAATTGGTGGTTGTGTGAATTGAATTGTATTACTTCCTCTTTGTTTGAATTTTTGTGCAAATTCTGTTTGATATGCTTTCAAAAGTTTGTCAAAACTTCTTATATTACCTAATTCTCGTGCCTTATCTTGTAATTTTATAATTAATGTTGTTCTTGCTATTTGGTTATCAATTGAAAATATATGTTCAAATATTTCTTTATCTAAAATATTCTCTTTTGTTAATTCTTCAATTTCTCCAAAAGGTGTAAATCCTTCACTTATTAGTTGCTCTGAAAGTTCTAATTCTTGACTCAATTCTCTTCACCACCTTTTTTTCGTATTTCCAAAACCATATTTTATCTTCATTTGTTCCTTCTATAAATATTGCATCTATTATGTATTCTATATAATCTGCTTGGTGTAATGCTTCTATATACAAATCGTTTTCAGGATCTTTTAATTCTTTCCATCTCCATAACAAATGTAGATAATCGGTTAACAATATAAATGTTTCTAATTCCCATTTTTTAAACATTTCTTCTGTTTTTCTTTTTTCTTTGTATTTATTTATTTCTAAATAATTACTTGGCTTTTCTGCATCTAATCCTAAACCTAAAGTTGTGTTTATGTTTTTTGCTGCATCTAAAGCATTTATATTTAATAATTCTGATACAAGAGAAATTGCATCTCCACCTTTTCCACATCCAAAGCACTTCCATATTTGTTTTTGTGGAGATATTGAAAGACTTGCTGTCTTTTCTTTATGGAATGGGCATACACATTTATATGCCCTATTCATTTTTAATCCATAAAATTCTGCGACTTTGATTATATCTGCTCTTTCTTTAACTTCTCTTATCAAACTCATTGCTTACCTCCTAGAAAGGAAGATCATCATCACTAGATGTTGTTGCAAAACTATCAAATGCTTCTCCTCTAGTAGGTAACATTTTGTCGTTTGGAATTTCAAATTTTCCACTTTTTACTGCTTCAACTGTTCTAATGAATCTGATTTTTGTTGTCATTTTTCTTTCGCCAGTTACTTGATTCTCATATTCTTCTTTTCCAAATAATCCACCAAATTTTAATCCAACTAATTTGCTTTCATCCCAGTTCCATTTAAAGTTTGGATTTGATGCTTCTAATGATGTCATCATTCCCTTTAAGAATCCTGCTGCTTTTTCTCCTTCTAACATTTGTCTATAAACTCCACCCCATTTTGTATCAGGATTTGTTTTTACTAAATCATCAAATCTTCTTTGATAAAATCCTGCGTGCTCTCCTTCAGCTATATCAAATGCTATTACTAGCATTTTCTTTCCTGTAGAACTTGTTTCTTCTTTTGCTTTTTTTATTACACATATGTAACCTCCTGGTTCTAGTGTTTCAAATTCTCCTGTTAAAGCTTGTGCTTCATCATATCCATTTAATTTTTCCATATTATTTTTCCTCCTTAACTATTTTCCAATCTTCAGCAAGCATATCTGCTTGACTTGCTAACCATCCCATTTGAACACCTGATGTTCCTACAAAAGCTATTGCTTTATTTCCTATTGCTTCATGTTCTGTGTTTATAATTTCATCATTAGCATTTTTGTAACTAATATTTGTTGCTAATTCTATGTATTGGTTTTTGCCATTCCATCCGCTTCTTTGTACTTTTTTACCTTCTTTTAATAATTGAATTGCTCTTCCAAAATCAAATGTACTTTTTTCTTTTTTTATTAACTGATTGTATCTATCTTGAATTTTTATTAAATCATCATATTTATCTTGATCTACAGTTACTGTTGGTGTACTAAAAACTCTATCTAATGCCATTATTCTTTACCTCCTAATACTTTATTTTTTAAATCATCAAATATTTTGCCCATTTCTTCAGGTGTTATTTTTTTTACTGATATTTCTACATCTGCATCTTTTTCTTCTTTTTCTGTTTTATTTTCTTCTTGTTCTTCATTGTCTTCTTCTTTCAAATCTTCTACCATTTCTGATATATGTAATCCGCTTAAAAAAGCTAACCCTATTATTTCTAATGTGTTAAAGTCCATTATTTTTCACCCCTCTTTCTTTTTTGAAACCATCTCCAAAATCCCTTGAAGTCTGATCTATATCTTTTGGCTACACCTTTGTTATGCTCTTTCCATTGTTGCTTTAATTGATTTCTTTCAACTTTTCTTTGTAGGCTCATTTGGTTTTTCCTCCTTTTTATTTAGTTCGTAATATTCTCTTATTTTTGTATCTACCATTTTCAAATCATTATCAATTTTCAAATCAAACATTCCCATTGGACTTTTACAAGTTGTATATCCATCACTTTGAGTTTCAAAATAATGCTCTTGTCCATCAGTTTTACATAGTAGTACAATAGAAAATAATCCTTCTAAAGTTAATTGGTTATCAAGCATTTTTCCTGATGTTTTAGCTTTTATTTTTCCTGTATCTGTTACTTCTGTATGGTGTAAGAAATACACGATTACATCATCAGGAGTATTTTTTATTACAAAATCTACTAAACTTCTAAAATTAAGTGCTACATCTGTGAATTTGTTATAACCTAATTCTTTTGCTCTATCGAACATCTCGAAAGCCATTAAATATTGGCTGTCATCTATTACATAAGTTTTAAAATTACCTTTTTGCATATTACTTTTGATTTGTGTATATGTAACATTATCAGCTTTATTTAGTTGTTTTTTAAATGGTAATGGCTTACCTGCTATGTTATAAATAACTACATCATCTTTTTCAAAATTTCTTAATGAACAGCTTTTTCCTGATCCACTTTCTCCTAAAATTAAAACTGGTATTCCCATTATTCTTCATCCTCCTTTAATGCTTTAAGTCTTGTTTCATATTCTTGAGGGAAAATTTCTCTAATCAAATCTAAAACTCTTCCATATTTCATATCATATCCATCTATTCTCAAGTCTTCTTTCTTGTCATTCAATTCTGTATAATTTAAAATTAAACTACCTAATTGACTTAATTGATTTTCTATTTTTTTAGTTTTGTCATACATTTCCATATATTTTTCTAATGACAATACAACTCTATTTTCTTCCATTTTTATTCTCCTTTCTTTTTTAGTAATTTACTTTTTTATAATATAAAATTTTTAATTCATTGTTTTCATTTAAATCCATAGTTAATGTATAACCATTTTTTAATAAGATATTTATAAGATCATCGCAACATCCTTCATATCTAACTAACAATTCGCCTTCCAATTTCATTATTTTTTGACTCCTTTTTTTATTGCAAATATTTTTTCAGCATCTTCCATTGCTTCTCTAAATCCACACTCTGGACATATTTCGGTTTTATTATCTCTTCTAGATAACGCACCTCTGCCTTTTGCATATTTTTTTCCGCATTTTACACAATTCATTATTTAATCCTCAAACTTTCCCCTCTTGGCTCTAAATGAGCAAAAGGTAATTCTTGACCTGCTTCTAATGCTTGTCTTATTTTATCTGTATCATTTTCTATTATTGTTTTTGTATATTCTTGTGGTACTTCTCCATCTATTGTTAATGTTTGTTTTCCACCATTTTTTGCAATATTAAAGCTAAATAAATCTGTAGCAAATTTTGTTTTTCCTGTAGCTTTCATTGAATTAAATAAATTGCTTTTTAATGCTTTTACTCTATTTTCAAATACTTTTGCACCTTCTGTTAATCTTTTTGCTTCTTCTTTTCTAGCATTTTGTTTAGCTTCTAATTCTTTTATGATTTTTGCATATCCATCTGCTTTGTCTTCTATTTCTCCTTCAATACCTTCTAATGTATCTAATATTGCTTGCTCGTCTATATCTTCGTCATATAGCATATTTAATAAAGTTTCATAATTACTTGTTAATTGATATAAATTACTCATTTTATTTTTTCCTCCAATCTTCATAAGCTTCTTCAAAGCTTTCATAATAATTTCCTTGCCACCAAGAATCTTCTTCTAATACTGCACATATTACATATTTTGCACTACTATTGTTATTCAAGTTACAGAGAAGGCTTCTTTTACCTTTTTCTCCAAATAAGATGTAGTATGAATTTCCATTTGAGTTATGAAAAATTTTGTCCATTATTATTGTCCTTTCTAACTTTCTATGATAAAATGAACATAGAAGTATTTATATAAATATTTTTATGAATCATCTATTTTTCGATTTGGTTGTCGGTAGATGGTTCATTTTTTAAGTTATCTTCACAGATGAATAAAATTTGTTGTAGAATTTCTCTTAATTCAGCTTCATTATGATATTGATCTATATCTGAAATAAGGTCTTTTATTTGCTGATATCCCATATCTTTTCGCCTCCTTTCAATTCTTTTAAATTATTTTTCATTTTTGCTAAAGTTGTTTGCATTCTCTTAAGTAATTGTTGGTCTTCCTGCTTATCAATGCATCTATTTAATAACTCTTGATAGTATTGAATCATTATTTAACCTCCTCATATACAATTATGGTTAATTCTTGATTCTCATATATTGTTGAATTTTCCATGTTATTTATTTTTTTTATTTCATATATGTATTCCCTAATGTCTTGTCCTGGTCTTTTATATTGTTCTGCAATATCCCATAATCTTTCACCTTTTGATACTGTATATTGAATTTCTTTTGTTGTTACTTCTTCCTTATCAAATATTGAATTAAAACATATAAAACTTACTATTATAATGAATATTAATGTAAATATACTTTTTAAAAATTTTCTTTTATTAACTATTCTCATTTGT